GATCGACCGCTTTACCGTCTACGTCAGCAACATGCTGCCGCGTGGTGGTACTGGCAAAGGTTGGGTCTCGGGTCAATCGGCTCTGGCTTCTGGCGGAACGATGGGCAGCGCGATTAACCGCCGTTGTGTCATTGCTGGTACGAAAGACGCAATCAGCTTTGCCAGCCAAGTCAACAAGACCGAGCAAGTACGCAACCCGTCGGACTTTGGTGACTTTATCCGTGGCTTGAACGTGTATGGCCGCAAGGTCGTCAAGCCTGAAGCTCTGGCTCTCGGCGTCGTCAAGTAATACCTAGGAGGGGGGCGGTCGCCCCCTTCCGATTATCTAATTCAGGAGAAACACATCATGGCAAGTTCCGGCATTCAACTCCAAAACATCACCGTTGCTACTGGTCTTACTGCTTTGGCTAGCGGAGGCGCTACTGGCGCTACTTTGCTGACTGGCAACATTAACGTGGTGGCTACGTGCGCTACCTCCGCTGATAGCGTTATTCTTCCCGCTTCGCAACCGCAAGGTTCGGAAGTTGTTGTTCGTAACAACGGTGCAGCAGCTTGCGCTGTGTTTCCGAACACTGGTGCAACCATCAACGGCGGTACTGCTACTTCGGGTTCGGTCAGCGTGACCAACGCCAAGGGCGCAATCTTTTATCAGGTCGGTACCGATGGCCTGACTTGGGTTACCGGCGCACTGGCAGCGTAAGTGTTGTAGTTGGGGGAGGGGGCCACAAGCCTCCTCCTTTCCCTATTTGGAGCCGCTATGAAGAACAATATTTGCCGCGAAATAAATATTACGCGCCCAGCTAACACTACGACTTACGCCGCAAACGACGTAATTGGTTCGTCTACCGCAGCTGGCGGCGGTGTTATCACTATTCCTAGCACCGGTGGAGACCACCCGCTGATTACCCTTATCAGCAATGAGTTCAGAGTTGATTTGGCTGCTATTCCGTCAGGCATGACTTCGTTCCGCCTGCATCTGTACAGTGCTTCCCCGCCCAGTGCTTACGCCGACAACGATCCGTGGGACTTGCCCGCTGGAGATCGTACGTACTACATGGGGCATCTTGATCTTGGCACTCCCGCTGACTTTGGTTCTACCTTGTACGTACATACAAACGCCATTTACCAAGGGTTTCTTCTCCCTCCCGGCGGCACTATATACGGCTATCTAGTGACCGTTGGCGGATACACACCTGCTAGCGGAACTACGATGTTTGCTCGTTTCTTTGCCGAAGGTATGTAAGAAGCATGGCCGCTACGCTCAGCCAGTTCTACCCGTGGGTGGCTGTAGATTGCCCGGATGCTCCTATCCCCCTCTTAGACGATGCTATTCGTCGGGGGGCGCGGGAGTTTTCCAAGCTTACGTACGCTTTGACGCAGGATGTTTCTCTGCCTATGGTAGTTAGTACAACTGACTATGCTTTGACATTGGCTACCGGCACTGAGCTTGTAACCATCGTTAGTATTAACCGTCCTACCAGTGCTACGGCTACAGCCATAGAGTTCTTGGACGCAAAGTCGCAAGCTGAGATAGACAAGCAAGTTGTAGCTACCGGTGCTCCCAATATGTATGCGGTGTTGGAGACCTACCCGCTGTCTCTTAGGTTCTACCCCACTCCTACAGCGGTAGAGACTTTTTTGGTCAAAACTATTGTAATGCCGACCATAACTGTGACCTCCGTGGATGACAGGCTATACGGGTGGTACTTGGAGGGAGTTACGGCTTACGCTAAGTATTGGCTGATGATTCAGCCTAATAAGCCGTGGTCTAACCCGGATGCAGCGGCGTTTGCGTATCGACAGTTTGACGGTCGTGCTACCGATGCTCGTATTCGGCAGCAACGGTTTCGGGCCGAATTGCCCGTCGAAGTACAGATGAAACCCTTCTCGTAGGAGTAGTCATGGCCCTTCAGTACTCAGAAACTCTGCGCAACAACCAACTGGATCAAACTGAATCTACTGTTGGTACGTCTGCCGTTCTTCGGCTGTATTCCGGTTCTGTTCCCGCTACCACTGCTACGGCAGTGTCGGGAACCATGCTGGCCAGCTTCTCCTTGCCCTCTGACTGGATGGCTGCTGCTTCTGGCGGTACTAAAGTTAAGTCCGGTACGTGGTCAACTACCGGAGATGCTGGCGCTAGTACTGGCACTGCTGCTGGCTATTGGCGTATTTGGGACTCTGGGGTTACCACCTGCCACCTTCAAGGCACAGTGACTGTTACGGGGGGCGGTGGAGACCTTACCCTAGACAACACTAGCATTGCCTCTGGCCAAGCTGTTGCAATCAGCACCTTTACACTGACTGCCGGTAACTCGTAATGGCGTTTGGGGCTATTAACGGAGTCCAGCTTAACGGCGCGGCTCTAAATGGCTCTAGGGGTGGTTCCGGACGCATTGGGGTTCTGGACGCAACGCAGGCTTCCAACGCTATTGTTGCAGCTGGCGCTCTCACATTGGTGGGGGCGCTTAGCAAAACGCAGGATGATCAAACGCTGTCGGCTTCGTCTGCGGTGTCTATCGCCGGAGCATCCAGCCAAACACAGGCTAGTAACACCATAACTGCTAGCGCAGCTGTTGCGTTGGCAGGTAGTTTGTCGAAGACTCAAGACAGCCAGACTGTAACTTCGGCTGGTTTGGTTTCAACTCTAGCAAGTCTGGTACAGACTCAAGCTTCAAACTCGCTACTTTTTGCGGGTACGTTGCAGATAACCGGCATTTCGGCTAAGACGCAGGCCAACAACACTCTATCCTTTACGGGTACGGCTACGCTAGACGGAAACTCGTCGCTAACTCAAGCTGCTAATACGGTTACCGCTGTAGCAGTACTCGGCAGGTCTGGGTCTTTGTCGGTTACACAAGCATCTAACACCCTTACTTTCTCAGGAAGTGCGTCTGTTTCTGGAACTGGAACGATTACTGAAGCCGGGGACACGCTCTTCACTGTAACTGTACTTGGTATCTACTGGCAGGGCCATGCAGATTCTGACCCCATTACTCCACATACTGGGTACAATTCGCTGACTCCGCATACTGGAAGTTCGCCCCTAACGGTGCATTGACATGACTCCACAAAATATCATCACAGCGGCTAGGTACATCCTTAACGATACCAGTACAACTTCTCCACGCCAGACGGATACCGAGTTGTTGTCGTACGTTAACGACGCAATGCGCGAGGCTCTGATCCTTCGCCCAGAACTCTTTTTTACCGTAGGTGACTACACCTGCATTTCTGGTCAGTGCGAACAGACTATATCTTTTGCTGATGCGGTTACTCTTGTAGAAATCCTGTGTATCCACAACGGGGCGTCTATTACGGCGTTTGACTTCATGTCCATGAGCACCTTCAACCCGTCGTGGAGAACTGACACTGCAGGCCCGGCTACGCAGTATGTTAAGTTTGCCAACGACCCGCTCAAGTTCTACGTCTACCCCAAGGCTCCGGTAAACCAAGTTCTGGATGTTCGGTACGTGCGTAACCCAACTACCCTTGCGTTGACGGACACAATTACCGACTTGCCGGTCACGTACCAGCCTGCGCTTGAGGACTATGTTGTCTACCGTGCTGAGTCTAAAGACTCAGAGAACGTAGATTCACAGAGGGCTACAGCTTTCCTACAATCGTTTGTGGCCAAGATGAAGGGTTGATATGGCCGCTTACCTAGCTACTAATAATGCTTCAACCACGCTTGCTAGCGGAATTTCTAGCGTTGATACCTCACTTACTGTAGCTACTGGTAAAGGGGCGCTGTTTCCCACGTTGAGTGGCGGTGATTACACTTTTGTCACCCTTGAGAACTCCGCAGCTGCCGTAGAAATTGTCAAGGTTACTGCTCGGTCTACCGACACTTTTACCATTGTAAGGGCGCAAGAAGGAACTACGGCGGTAGCATGGCTCACTGGCGACACGGTAGAACTGCGGCTTACTGCCGCTACTGCTGTAACCGTTGACGCGGCGCAGACTTTGACCAACAAAATCATGGGCAACGGAATCGTTGTTAACAGTACCGCAGTATCCAGTAGCTACACTATTGCAACTGGAACAAACGGTTTTTCCGTAGGCCCGATAACCGTTAACAGCGGCGTTGCCGTAACCGTATCTTCAGGACAAAGGTGGGTGATAGTATGAGTACCATTACCGCAGGGACTGGCTCAACCAACCCGATTGTTGTTACCGGCAATACAGATGGAACTCTTGTACTCAAGACCAATGATACTGGGTCTGGAGGCACAGCTGCTATTACGCTAGACACAAGTCAGAACGCTACTTTTGCGGGCAAAGTTACTTCTGCAACTTCGTTGGTTCTTGCTTCAAACGGAACCACGACTGCCGTTACTATTGATACCGCAAAAAGTTTAAACTTGTCTGGAGCGTATACCGAGGCTGTAGTTGCCATTGGTACGGTGACTTCTTCCAATACCCTCGCCTTGACCAACGGCACTGTTCAAACTGCAACCCTGACGGCTTCGACGGCTTGCACGTTCACGATGCCGACTGCAACCGCTGGCAAGAGTTTTGTATTGTTGCTCAAGCAAGCTGCATCGACGGGCAATGGAACTGCGACATTTACTAGCGTGAAGTGGGGCACAAGCGGTGCGCCTACAATTACCGCTACTGCGGGCAAGATGGACATTCTGACGTTTATCAGCGATGGAACGAACTGGTACGGTTCGATTGCACAGGGATATACACCGTAATGTTTGCAGCTAAAAACTTTTTCCTAGCCGCTGGTGCGGGTGGGCCTGTTGCCGACTTCCTTGTCGTGGCGGGTGGTGGTGGAGGTGGCGGTGGCGCACCCGGAGGCGGTGGGGGGGCAGGTGGTTATCGCACAAGCGCAGGAATTAGCGGAGGCGGCGGCTCTGCGGAAGCGCAGTTAACGCTTTCTTATGGCGTTGCATATACCGTTACAGTTGGCGCGGGTGGTGCTGCACAAGTTACGCCCTCAACAAATGGTAGTAATGGCTCAGATTCTGTATTTACTACCATTACATCAACTGGCGGTGGTAAGGGCGGCGGCACAATTACCGGCGCTGCTGGTTCTTCTGGTGGATCGGGAGGAGGTGCAAGAAACGGCGGGGCAGGTGGAACTGCTGGAGCAGGCACTGCAAATCAAGGTTACGCCGGAGGCGCATCAACGGGCGCAGCGGGAAATTACGCTAGTGCCGGTGGTGGTGGTGCAGGTGCTGCGGCTGCAAGCCTAACAACAAGCACTAATGGTACTGCTGGAGGTGCTGGTGTTGCATCTTCTATTACAGGATCGTCGGTAACTTATGCCGGAGGCGGCGGTGGCGGTGGAAGATCGGCTGGCGGGTCAACCGGAACGGGCGGCGCTGGCGGCACGGGCGGTGGTGGTCGAGGGGGCGGGGATACGCCTTACGTTGCTGCTGTGGCGGGAACTGCAAACACAGGTGGCGGCGGCGGTGGTGCAGGAGAAACAAATGCTGGTGGTGATTCAAACGATGCAAAAGCAGGCGGTTCGGGAATCGTTATCATCAAAGTGCCGGATACGGTTGGCGCAGTATTTTCAAGCGGGGTGACAGTCACTTCGTCTACGTCTGGTGGCTTCAACATTTATTCAATTACAGCAACCAGCACAACTAGCGAAACGGTTACATTTATCACTTCATCCCCTCTTGAATATCTTATTGTTGCAGGTGGTGGTGGAGGTGGCTCACAAGCTGGCGGCGGTGGCGGCGCAGGTGGTTATCGCTCATTTACTTCGCAACCGTTAGTTCTCGGAAGTAATTACACCGTCACCGTTGGCGCAGGCGGTTCGGGAGGAATTGCAGGCGGCGCTAGGTCTGGATCAGGTAGCAATTCTGTTTTTTCTAACAATACGGCAGCAGGAGGTGGTGCTGGCGGGGGTCGGACAGGTGGTTCAACTTATTCACCAAACACCGGAGGATCGGGTGGTGGCGGGGGAGGTCCAGGCAGCGTTAGCGGGGCTGCGGGTAATACCCCAAGCACTACGCCATCGCAAGGTAATACGGGCGGTAATGGTGATGGATCGGGTAATTGGCAAGGCGCGGGTGGTGGCGGTTCGGGTTCGGTTGGGGTAAATGCCACGCCTACAGTCGCAGGAAATGGTGGTTCGGGGACTGCTAACTCTATCAGCGGATCGTCGGTCACTTACGCTGGCGGTGGCGGTGGTGGTTCGCAAGGTTCAACCATTGGCACAGGTCAAGGCGGCGGCGGCAATGGAACGAATGACAACACAACAGCAGGGACAGGAACTGCTAACACCGGCGGCGGCGGCGGCAGCGGTGGTTATGCAAGCGGCAATGGAGGAAGTGGTGGAAATGGCGGTTCAGGCGTAGTCATCATCAAGATTCCTAGCACCTATACCGCAACCTTCTCCGGTGGCGTAACGCAAACTTCTACGACTAGCGGCGGCTTCAAGATTTATACTGTAACTGCAACATCAACCGGATCAGAAACCGTATCTTTTGCATAAGGAGTAATCATGGCGCACTTTGCCAAGCTTGATGGAAACAATATTGTGGTGTTTGTCACCGTCGGCAGGGATGAGGACAACGGCAAGGAAGCAGAACTAACTGCGCGTACTGGCGATGTCTACAAGCAGACTAGCTACAACACGCACGGCGGGGTTCACGCGCTCGGTGGTACGCCATTCCGCAAAAACTATGCGGGCATCGGCTACACCTATGACGCGCAGCGCGATGCTTTCATTGCCCCAAAACCATACCCGTCTTGGGTGTTGAATGAAGGCACTTGCCTGTGGGATGCGCCCACACCGATGCCGACTGATGACAAGCGTTACATGTGGGATGAAGCCACCACTTCTTGGATTGAGCAATCATGAAACTGATCAAGCTAACCAACGCAACCAAGGGCCGTATCGGTGAAAGTTTGATCTTGAACACCGAGGCAATGATGTCGTTCTTTGAAAGTTCGCAAGAAGACGGCACAAAAATTACCGTAGCGTTTGGTATGAATGGCAACTCGTGGGAAGTTAAAGAAACCATTGACGAAATAATGGCGCTTGTTGGCGCAGATTAGGTGTAAACATGGCAACAACGATTGATGGCAGCACTGGCGTTTCATTTCCTGCTGGGGGTACAGGCAACCCGGCGGGTACTGTTGTGGGTACGACCGATACACAAACCTTGACCAACAAAACGCTGACTTCGCCAACCATTTCGACCCCCACATTCAGTGCTGCTATTTCTGTGCCAAATGGAGGTACTGGAGTTGCAACTGCTACTGCCTACGCAGTTTTGACGGGGGGGACCACTTCGACTGGAGCGTTTCAATCAGTTGCCAGCGTAGGAACATCCGGACAAGTTCTTACCAGTAATGGTGCTGCTGCTTTACCTACATTTCAAACTGCCAGCTCAAGCCCAATCCCTACAATGGTTGTATACACAACCGGCACTTCGGCAACTTGGACAATTCCGACTGGCATTACCAAAGTTCGCATCACTGTCGTTGGTGGCGGCGGTGGCGGTGGCGGAAACTACAACAGCGGTGGCGGCGGTGGTGGTGGGGCAATCAAAGTTCTGACTGGGCTTACTCCCGGTAACACATTGACCTATTCGGTTGGCGCTGCGGGTGCAAACCTTGGTAACGGCGGAACATCGCAAGTTGCATCAGGCACTCAAAGTATTACTACCATTTCAGCAACTGGCGGCACTGGGGGCAATGCAAACCTTTCCGCTGGCGGTATTGGAAGCAACGGTGATTTGAGTTTTGCCGGTAATGGCGGAACACTTTCAGGCGCTACAGATAATTGTTTAGGCTCAGGTGGCGGTTCATTTTTTGGCGGTGGCGGTTATGCCCAAGTTGCTACTAACCCCGGTGTCAATGGTCGCGCATACGGCGGTGGTGGCTCGGCGTCTTCTGGTGGAACCGGCTCCACTGGTGGTGTTGGCGTAATTATTTTTGAATACTAAGGTGAGGATATGAAATACGCATATATTGCTTTGCAAGAACCATTTTTGCTTGGTGTTCGGATTGTTCAGATACAAGATACCAAGGACGGACTGGTGGATGTTGACGGTGTGTTGCTCTGGGTTGAGTGCGCTGACGACGTGACCACTACTGGCTACTACTACGACACTGCCGACAGCCAGATCAAACCGGTGCCAGTTGTTACTTAAGGAACATCATGTCTACACACTCAACCAACCTTGCATGGCTTGCAGAGGGCAACACGCCTGAACCCGCAGAGGAGCAGCAATAATGGCAGCTTATGTAGTAACTAATGGTGCGTACTCTACTCTAGCAAGCAGTCTTGGTAGCTCAGCTACCACTATGACTATTCAAGCTGGTCACGGAGCTAGGTTTCCGTCCATCAGTGCGGGAGACTTTACGTTCATAACCCTGCAGGATTCGTCTAACAACATTGAGATTGTTAAGGCAACTGCTCGGTCTACCGACACCTTTACCATTGTTCGGGCGCAAGAAGGAACTACGGCTCGGGCGTATGCGTCTGCGGATATTGTTGAACTGCGTTACACCGCAGCAGTTGTTGCTACAGTTGACGGCACTCAGACGCTTACCAACAAAACGCTTACTGCCCCTAGCATTTCGTCCCCCACATTCAGTGCTGCTATTTCTGTGCCAAATGGAGGTACTGGAGTTGCAACTGCAACTGCCTACGCCGTTCAGTGTGGCGGAACAACCTCAACCGGGGCGTTTCAGTCAATTGCCAGCGTAGGAACATCCGGTCAAGTTCTTACCAGCAACGGCGCTGCGGCTCTGCCCACCTTCCAAACACTGGTTGCCTTTACTTCCGGTATGTTGATGCCGTACGCTGGGGCTACTGCGCCTACTGGCTGGCTGCTGTGCTACGGACAAGCTATCTCTAGAACCACCTACGCCGATCTGTTTACGGCGATTAGCACCGCGTACGGTGTAGGAGATGGAACTACCACATTCAACGTGCCAGACTTCCGAGGCCGCGCTGCGTTCGGTAAAGACAACATGGGTGGCACTGCTGCCAGCCGACTGACGACAGCGGGTTCTGGTGTTGATGGTGCGACGCTGGGTACAGGGGGCGGTAGTCAACTAACGCAACAACACACCCACGTAGCAACTGACGCTGGCCATACTCACAATGCTACCCTAGCTAGCACTAAAAAATCTGGTGGTGATACTCCGGACATCTATTCAGCCGGTGAAAACTTAAGTGGTAATAAAACTTTTACAACTGCTTCTGGTACGGCAAGCGTTACCAATGCTGACTATGGAACGGGCACTAGCCAAAACGTGCCGCCAGCCTTGGTTATCAACTACATGATAAAGACATGATTATGAGTGAACCTAATCTAGAAGCAAAGTTTATGACGCATGAGGCGGTCTGCGCCGAACGCTGGAAAGAAACCATCCTTCGTATCAAACGAATAGAGTCAATAGGTCTTTCCTGCGCTGGCGCGATCATCTTGTTGTTGCTGCATCTGGTGACTAAGTCATGAACTGGCAAGATGTAATGAAGGCTGTGATACCCATCGTGGTGGCTGCGCTTGCGTGGTTGCTGGGTCAGGTATCCGAGTTTTCAACGCGACTGACAAAAATTGAAGGGTCAATGCCAGCTCTGATTACGCCAGCTGGAACGCCTACTGACAGTCCTTTATCTGCCGAAGCTCGGCATAAGTTGAAGGAGGAACTTTACAAGGACATCCATGACCTGCAAGTGCGGGTCAAACTGATGGAAGAACGCGCGAGGATTTATGCGAAATGATAGACCCGATTACCATTGGAGCCGCATTTGCCCTAGCTAAGACTTCGGTTGGCTTCGTCAAAGAAGCCATCAATCTTGGCCATGAAATCAAGGATTGCTACGACGACCTGAGCAAGTTTTTCAAAGCTCAAGGTCAGATAGAAAAAGCAGCCAAAGAAGTCGAAGTACTTAAGTCTCAACCGAAGTCGGAAGACCCGAAAGAGGCTGCAAAGCAAGAATCTGCGTTAAGCCAAGCATTCACCATCGTGATGCAGCGCAAGCAGATGAAGGAGTTTGAGCGGGAACTGCGTGACATGTTCGCCATGAAAGGCGAGATGGATTTGTACGAAGAACTGTGCAAAGAAAGAAACCGAATCAGTGGTGAGCAAGACGAAGGTAACCGGGAAAAGATACGCAAGGCACGGTTGGCCAAAGATAGAGCTGACCGCAAGAAGCAAGAGCAGGAAGAATTACTTATGACGGTTGGTATCTTTGTGTTCTTGGGTATCGGCGGCATCCTTATCTTTGTTGCCATCTACTACAGGGGTTGATATGTTTCCACTCGGCGCAATACTCG